CCCGCCATATTTCCATATGCCGCAGCTAAAACACTTTGTAGAGCCATCGACGTTTATTGTTAGTGCATCGCTGCTCCCACAGTCTGGGCACGGTTGGTGTATTGCAGCCGCTACAGGTTCAGCCATTTCCTTGGTATCTCTTTATTGCACCACAGGAATTTGTGTTTGTCGCACCAATCCCCATATGACGTTTTACTTTTTTTGCTAAGCTTTACTGCGGCGTTTTGGAACACAAACCGAATGTCTAATTCGGGATGGCACTCGCGCACTAAAAGGTGCTTGGTCCTGTCAGCGCTTTCCCAATACCCTTTAGCCTCTAAAATTATGCCATTAGGCAGCACAAAATCAGGGGTATACGTGGAAGGCTTAGAATACGCCAACCGCAGCGATTCGTAAGAGAAAGTAACGCCAGCGCTTTTCAGCGCCAGCGCTACCGACTCTTCAAACTTAGAACGAAAACTCGTCGTCTTCGCCCTTGCTTTCTTTTTCCGTCTGCGGCGCATCGTTTTCAAGCTCCTCTGAAAAACTTTCCCCGCCATCAAATCCTTCTACAGAAGCAAAGATGTTTTCAACGGAAGCCGTTTCGCGTTCAATAAGCTCAATAATTTGCACGGCGCGCAACCGCAGCGTCATCCCAAATCCCTGGCTGGGCACAAACCAAAAATGAGGCGCAACCGCTAGCTTCAGAATTGATCCGCCAGCAACCGCAGGCATCTTGATTTTTGTTCCTTTCGCGTTTACAGCAGCGATAGAAAACTGCAAAAGCCCTTTGCTCTTGGTCATTTTTTTCGCTTCCTGTTTCGCGTATATCTCGTAATCGCCCTCATCGGTAATGCGCAGCGGGCTGCTAGACGCAAGCGTCAGTTTCTTTTTGCCCTGGCGCGCCAATTCAGATTCATACGCAGCTTTGAACAACTCGTCTACCTGTTCTTTAAACTCGTTGTAATCTTCTTCGCTGACGTGAAGCTTTACGTTGTAAAGTCCTTCGTCATTGAACTTCGTGTCGGGCACTTGCAAGTATGGATATACTGCCTTTCCTTGTGGTGTTGTTAGTAATTGCATTTTCTGCTATTTGTTAACTAAAGAAATACGGTGATTCCTTTATCTTTGTTATTTCCGCGTCTCCGTATTCAGGGGGACTAGGAAAAGTTATGTCTGGGTTTGCTTCCTCAAGCTGACTTACCCATATCCGCAGCTGATCGCGGCTGAAAATATCCACAAACACTTCGCGCAGTATCTTAGAAAGCGCGTCACAATTTAAGGCGTGCGTTCCATAGCTGTCGTGAATCATTGCAAAATCATAGATTTTTGCCTGCTCGTTGCAGCGTTCAACGGTCATGTGCAAAGCGGCGGCGTCCAGGCTATGCACAACATTAGGAGACGCTCCGTTAATCATGCGGCGCCTGCTGACCTTTGACGTGTCGTCTTCATTAAACTTAACACACGTAGCCTTTCCGCTGATGTATGTGTTTACCTGTTGCGTTAAGATGTTGAAGTATTGCTGGTAAACGGGAAACCCAGACGGGGACACCCACTGAACTGGCCTGTTTTCGTTGGCAATAAGGCGGGCGCACTCCTGAAACCATTGCATGCACTTTTTAGGCTTTTGCAAAACCTCTTCAATCCCTCGCCAAACCAACCTCGCTAAATAATTAATAGCAGTAAACTTGTCGTCAGCGTCAAAAGGCGCCACACGGTTTTTCCCGTGGACCTCATCTTCATACCACTCGTTTATGTAAGCCCTATTTGAATACTGTGTTAATCCATACGAATAACACATTACCGGGCGCTTTGTTGTTTTCCGGTTAATGCCAAAATCCAACCACGTTTTTGCCAAGGTTCCCCCGCTTTCCCTGTAATCTTCCTGCAAATAGCTTGTTACTCGCTCAGCAACCACATTGTAAATGTCCGCTGGAGTTTCTGTAGGCAGAACATTCGTTGCCGTCATTCCATACGGATCACGCGTCAGCATGGAAAGAATCTGCAGCCCGTTGTTACTAGCGTCCAAATTAACAGGCAAACTACTATCACACTTGCCTGTGCTTTTGTATTTCGCCCATTCAAGGCACCAGGCTAAGAACGACCACGGCTTATCTGCCTCCGACCACAAAAGCTCTTTTGTTGGATTAGCTGCAATCTTTATAGCGTGCTGACTAAATTCTTCCGCCCATTTCCACCGCTGGTGCAGCGTCACCTTGTCGTATCCCCAGGTATTTGCCCCGTGGACCGCAAGCCACTTTGCCTGCTCGTCCGTTTTAATGCGCTCCGTCCTGGCAAACGTCAGCAAACCGCGACACAAGTCATTCCCCATAATGCCCAGAAAACTGGGAATGTTGTAGACGCGCCCTCTAAAATCGCAATGGCTAGGATAAAAGAAACGCGATCCAGACATCTTCTCTGCAATCAGCAAGATTTTTGCCGTTAACATGCGTTTGCTCCGCGTGCTTGCGTTTCGGCTATAAATCCCCGCCGCCATTTGCCTCCACCTTCTGTTGCTTTCTTTGTTCTCTGAAAAATCGCGAGGAAGATCCGGGAGCGGTTCGTCGTCTTTGCACGGCAACGACCCAATATCCACATTGTTCTTCCACGCCCAATCCGCCACGCCCATCACAGCGTTATTAACGCGCCACGGAGTGTTTTGAATTAAGTTGCACGCTTTCATTGGCGTTTTCTCCAAGCTCTCGCTCTTCAGCTTGGTAACAACCCGCAAAAATTCCATGTTTGTGGTCTTGATAAAGGGCTGCTGCGGCAATGCCGTTCCACTTAAATTGTAGCCGCCCTCCCAAAGATTTGTCCAATCGACTGGAGTCTCAACGCTTGGAAGCCAAAACGGTTCCAGAAGCTCGCGATCTTCGTTAAACTCTTCAATCCACCTTAGCGTGTCTTTGCTTGCCGTAACATAGCGCGTTGGGCTTTTGCGGTGCTTGTGAAGAATGTAAACGTATTCAACAAGTCCCGTAACGTCCCGCAATAACTCAACTAAGTTTAATCCGCATCCCAATTTGTCCCGCCTGCGCCACGGATCATATTCAGGCATTAAACCCTTTTCTGCTTCGTGCTTCATTGACGCGCGCAAATGGCGCCGCGTGTTGTCCAGGTTACCTCGCTTCTTAATTGCCCCTAGAATAATTCCTTCTCCCTTTGCCTCGTTGTTCTTCACCAAAAACGCGCAACGGCATTGATCCTCAATTCTAGATCCAACAAAATGCGAGACTGCTGCCATGCTTTTTTTCAGCGTTATGCTATCCAGCACAGCGCGTATCGTAATAAAGCCTACAACCGCTGGAGACATGTTCTTCATCTCCTGCTGCCATCGCGCTGAGTTTCGGTTGTCCCACTTAGAAACCATTTCGTGAATGGCTTTTGTAAACGAAGGCAACCCCCCGCGAATGAGACGCTGCCCATAACGAGTCTCGCTTTCAGCCTCGCGATCTTTAGACGCTGTTACCTTTGACCTGTAGCGGCTAACGCCCAAGTCCAGCATGTCTTTGTTAAGGTCTTCCTGAGATAACGACATTAGTTTAATCGTGCGCAGCAATTACAAACCAAAGCATTGCCGCTAAAACTACCGTAAGTGCTATTGAATCAATATGGTTCATCCCGTCACTTTTTTCTTCTGCAGCAACAACTGAGAAGCGTTAACTAAATCTTCAGGCACAAGCTTAGCGTATTTCATCGTCATCGAAATGTCGCGGTGCCCCATCCACGCCATCACAGCGCGCACATTGCAGCCCGCCTGTATCAACCTGGTAGCGCATGTGTGCCTGCAAGTGTAAGGCACAAAATCTGGGTCGTATTCGTTAAGCTCTTTGCGAATGATTTTCCAACAGCGCGCACGCTCGTTACTATCAAACTCGACAAAAGGCGCGTCACTGCTTTTATCTCCAAGCGTAGCTGCAGACGCAGCAAACCACGCATTAAGCGCCGCCGTGTTCAAAGGAATTGTGCGGGCGTCTGAAGTCCCCGCAGTAGATTTCACTTCGTTAATGTCTATGACATACCCAAGCGCTTCATCATTCCTGACATTCGCCCGCGTAGCTGCCTGAGTTTCTCCGGGACGCATGCCCGTGTTTAAGCTCCAACGAAACCACTGCTTAAACCCGTATAGCCCGTGCTTGTCACACGCTGCCATAATTGCCTCTTCCTCTTTCCGGGTAAAAAACCTGCGGCGGGCGTTGTTCCCCACCTTAACGCGCCCAATCAATGGCTTCGCTTCAATGTAGCCGCGCTCAACAGCAAACGTCAGCGCTTTGCTAAGCGTTGCCAGCTTGTTATTTATCGTTCCAGGCTTGCGTCCTTTTCGCTGCATGAACGCTACAAAATCGTCAATGCGCGCAACAGTTATGCTTTCGATTAAAGCGTCGCTCCCAAAAAAGTTTTCAAGGACTCCAATGTTTACCAGGCACTGTGGCTCATTCTTAGATCCCGCCCAGTGTCTCCTGTAACATTTGTCAAGGAGCTGCGATAACGTCAAAACTGTAGCGTCTTTGTCCAACAGCCCGCCTAACGATATGCGCAAAAGAATCCTCTTTCGCATTTCTGCTTCCCACGCAACAGCTTCAACCTCTGTAGGAAATTGACGCCGATACCGATTGCCTTCATTTGTAAGGTCCGCGACAAAGCGCGTCCCGCGTTTTTTAACTGACATGCTTCTTTTTTGTGTGTGTGTCCGGGATGCTTACCAGACGCACACGCATTAGTCAACATAAACGCACGCCAACGCTACCGGAGCTTTTTCGGTGTTGTTTGCGCTCATCGCCGGAATCCCGCTGCCGCTCGCGCACTCCTGACAGGGCATGCTGATTTCAACCTCTACGGTTTCTTCAGGAATCCCTTCAGGAATGTCGAAATCCACCTCCATCTCGCGACCGCAGTAAATACATTGTGTTGTCACTCCGACGTTAGGCATAGCATTAAACCAATACCAAATTTTGAGGGTATGCCAAAACAAAACTTCTGGACTATGGCACAATATTGATTAAAAGGCATTTGTTATGAAAGCAATTGCTATTACTGCAGCCGCAGCTTTTTCGCTGCTTTTTGTGTCTTGTTCCTCTATGGACCTGGGAGGGTCTGTGCCGCTTCCGTTTACGGAGCCGCCTACTAACGCTGTGCTGGAACTTGACCTGCGTCCGCTGCCTCCGCGCTTTTGTATCGGAGTCGATTTGATTCCTGGAGAGATCCCGGAACAACTTACTGAAGACGAAATAAACGCGGCGCACGAATAATTGC